GTATCCTTCAGCCGTTGGAGTAATATAAGCAGCCTTAGGACGGCGCTTTGCGCCAAAATACAAACGTTCCATTGGGAATGGATTCTTTGCACCAAATGCCAGAACCTGAGTATTGAGTTCAACCTCGGCAGCAGCCTTGGCATCTCTATCACTCATACCCTGAGCCTTATACTTATCAACAGCATTTCTAAAGTATGTTGAAAAGATACTGTCAGGACGAGAATCTACTACTGCTGGAGTGCCAAGAATAGAAGCAAATTGCCAAGCCGCTTTTTCAAGAAATTTTGCTTTTGCTGCTTTAATTACTGATTTTTCTGTAGGTTTTTTACCAATCTCCATATCATATAAAGCCATTTGATAATTCCACTCAGAATTTACAGAATCAACCCATTCTTTCTTTGAGTCGTCTCCATTGAGATATAACCAAAAGTTACGACCCCAGGCGGGGGTAAATACTTGGCTTCCAGCCTTGCCTAAATCTGTTTCAAGACCATATGGAAATAACTCTTCGTAAGAATACCCAGGTAATTTACCAAATGTATCTTCAATTGCTTGCTTAATAATCTTATCGTTTCCAGGCTTTAAGGCCAATACTTGACCTAGGGCAGCAGGAACAATATATGAAGGACCAGCAAAGTTAGCAAGGAAGTTTATAGCCCTAGTTCCAACCATTATCCCTCGGCCATCTTTTAGGCCAAGTTCTTTAGTTCCAGGAACCAATAAATATTCTGCATCTAAAACATCTTCAACTGGATTTCCATATTTATCTACACCGAAGGAGTTATAAACTCCATAGTAAGAGTTAAGGAACCCAGACATACGCTGAGGCGATTTCGCAGCAAAGCGAGTATAACGATATATACCGCTAGCAGATGCGTTAGGGAAAGCAAGAACAGTACGAGCAGCAAACAATGCTCTATTCTGACGACGTACCGAATAGAATGTTTTTTCTGCTTCTCTAACCATCTCAATTGCTGCTGCTTGACGAACTGAGTTAGCAGTTCCTGTTGTAATTTCATAGCCTTGAGATGCTAGTAATTCTAATTTTTGCGCAGTACGTGTCTTAAGTTCTACGCTACCCCAAGCCCAACGAATCACATTTTCAGGAGCAGCAAGACCTGCCCAGGCTTTTCCTGTAAGTCTGTCGAACCCATCTAGGAAACCTTTGGCTTGTATAAGAGGTGTTGCGTACTTGTTCTCAAGCGGATTAATAGGAGTCAGTCTATCTAACTTGTCGCCTAATAGTTGGGCTAACTGATTTCCACGAACCTCACCTTGAAGAGCAGCGGCTCTTGCCTCTAAAGTCGGTAGATAACGATTGACATATGAAATCTGGTCATCAATTATATCTATGATGTCTGAAGGGTCACGACCAAATTCATCTGCGTAAGAACGTCCTGGACGCTTTAGGCCCCAAGTCTGAATAATTTCATTACGAGAACGACCAGCAAGAATCTGGTCAACTAATGGGTCTCCACGCATATAGTTATTGACAGTATAAGCAAGTTCGTCAAAATATAATGGGTTAGTAACATCAGTAATATTGCCTGCTGTACGACGACCTATCATTTTAAGACGAGAAGCAAATTGTTTATCGCCAAGAATTTCTATCTCGCGTGTATTGCGGTTAGATATTTCAGCCTTATAAGCAGAACCTAAATGATTTTGACTTTCAAGACGAGGAAGCATAACAGTCTGTCCATTACTTAAGACATAACCCTCTTCTTCTTGACGTCCGCGTTTACGAATCCGAGCATTATCTACAACAGAGAACTCATCAGCAAGTTCTTTACGGGTTGGGCCCATAGAAACCAGTAGTGCATCGATATCGTCATAAGCGCTTTTAATAGTAGTATTAAGAACATTAAGGTCAGGGGCAAGAGTATTGATATCTCCTGCAGCCTTTGTAATAGCCAACTCCGCAGCGCGGATTTCTCCTGCAATCTTTGGGTCTTTTAATGTCTTAAGATATTGAACTCGTCGAATTAAACCATAAAGAGTTGGAACTTCTTCTCTTTGTAATCCAAACTCCCTAGCCCTATCACGCATTCTTGTTTCTAGATTGTTAATCAATCGCTCGGCTGCTTTAAGGTCATCTGCTACTTGAGCAGCATTATCAGCCTTGGTCATAGGAGAACGGGCAGTTGGTGCAACAAAGAACTCAACCCATTCGGCTACAGCATTATCAACTATATCTACAGCCTTGTCATACTGGTCTGTTAATAGACCGTATTCTTCTTTAATAGCCTCTCGGCGTTGTTTACTTTTAATATTGGCTTTATTGACCAACTGATTAAATCTTTGTCTATTATTAAAGAGAGTATTTCTAGTAAAAGTCTGTGCACTATCGGCAACAAATTTAGAACCTTGAGACATAATTGCTGCGTTCATTGGCTCAAAGATAGAGTTTTTAGGAATATATGCTGGACGAACCAATTGAGCCAACGAGAATAACCTATTGCCACCTTCAAAAAGAAAACGACCAGCAGAAGTAAAGGTCATCTTAGTTGGATTTAAAGCACCATCTACACCGCCTGCCTCACGAACAATTTTACCGACTGGTATGAGTGGAGTAGAACTGGCTAGTTGGCGTTGAGTCTGTGGGTCAATCACTGCTCTAACACCGCTTGGGTCCATAGCAAAAGAATCGCGTTTTAAGTCAGAATGATACTTAGTAAGGTTTTCTGAAAACTCATTAATGAATGCTTGAGCCTGATTACGGCTAAGACCCATAGTTGCCAAAACATCAACTGCTACTTCTTTGTTTATTTCCTGAAAAAGAACTTCTCGTTGACCGTCAGTCTTTGCCGCTAAAACTCTTTCGGTAAGATTTCTGCGATACTCTGATGCAGGGATTGATGAGCCATCTTTAAGTTGTACTGTCTTAACGCCTTTTTCACCAATACGCATAGTAAATAATGGAATATCATCCAACCAAGCATTTAACTCTTCTAAAGTATCACCAGGTCTTAAACCTGAGTGAGTTATAAATCCACGAGGAAGTTTACCGCCAGTGAATTGTACTAAAGCAGTTGCAGCGCCTCCGCGCCTACCGCTTCCAACAAGAATCTGTGTTACTCCGCCAACGTTACTATAATCACGAACTGTAGTTGCTGCTGCCAACTCTTGCTTCCTTGTACGGACCTTAGATACAGCCCCGCGAGCAAAGGGAATTTGAGTGAATGGAATTACTGGTTCAATTGGTTTATACCCTTGACCAAGTACACGCGGTTGAGGTAAAAATGTACCTGTCTGAACATCAAACTCATCACGCATAAAGGCATTAAAAATACGCTCGGCCTCTGGATTCTTAGCAATCGCATCATCGAATGCTTGACTCCAGCGCTCTCGCGCTTGATTATTATAAGAACGATACGCACCATTCTTCATAAAGTCTGCAGATATTTCTGCTGCTGCATCTGATAGATACCATAAATCGTCAGCCTTTTGAGCCTGCATTAAGCGTTCTATGGCTGGAGCATATCCCTTATCAGCAAGGATTAAGTCACGAACAAAGTTAGGGTCTTCGGTTTCTTTAATCAAAGTTGCTATACGAGGGTTATTTGTATGAGGCTTTAAAATTTTGTTAATAAGAACAATGTCTTTTGTATTAGCAAGGTTAACTATATCAGTGCCAAATACAGTTGTTCCTCTACCTGAAATTTGGTCATCTGCTAGTTGTTCCAACTTAGACATAGCATTTACATCATAAACATTAAGTTTATTACTTAGACCTGAGGCTCTTGCTGCAGCCTTAACAGCAGATACGCCACCAGATACCGCACCAAATATTGCTACGTTACCAACTATAGCATCTGTAAAACCAGTAAGCCAACGGCCCGTTGTGTTATCCACAAAGTTGGCCTGAATATCTTCATCGTTCCATAGGTTAACACGGTCAATATCTATTCCGCCATCTTCAAGGATAACGTCAGATATGCCAGTTATATGAAATGGGTTTAAATAAGACTTAGTAAGGGCTACGCCTAAAGAAACATCCTTGCTTCGATTATAAGCAGTTTGAATATCGCTTAACTGAATTCCTTTGCCATAGGCATCGTCTTCAAATAAAGGACTTTCTGGGTCAGTTAAAAGCGCTGCAGTTGAGATTGGACGCTTAACTAAAGGGCTAAATACATTTTCTTCAAGTTTGATAGCAACTTGTAATAATGGGTCAAAAGGAATCGTAGATTCTGCTGCGGTTTGTGCTGCATAATCAGCCATACCATCTTTAAGAAAAGAGTTTAGGCTGGCTTCTTGTGACTTTGAAAGACCTTGTGATACTTGCGCTGCTTGACGCGCCACACCAATTTTTGCCCCTGCTGCAAGAACACCACTAGTAGGACCGCCCATAATTTGGGTATTAAGAGCCTGAAAAGGAGCAGTAATTCCTTTACCAATTTGGCTAGCAGCAGCCCCTAAACCCTTTTTAATTGGTTCTGGTATGGCTTCTGCAACAAATTTGGTTGCAGTTAAAACATCTTTAACGTTTTGTTGCACAGCCCTCTTGCCAATATTCCAAGGGGAAAGTCTGTCAACAATTTTTTCCATCGAATCTTTGTCGCCAGTAAGGGATTTTCTAAAGTCACTCCAAAAAGACATTTAGAACCCCGAATATTCTGGATTAAAAGTAGAAGGTTCTCCACCTTTAACATCCTCATTAGTAATCTCTCTGATAAAGTCATCTCTATCAGTTGGACTTTCCCAAGGAATCATTGACAAAGTAAAAGCAATAGCAAAGTTTTCGTAACCAAGTGAGTTGCCGAATTTGTCAAGATGGTCGAAAAAAGTATTTTCCATTACAATATCTCCCGTAGGAGGGCGTTAACCATTCTTTTATAAGAATCGGGCGCTCCTGGCATACGTGCTGCGTTAACTAAATCATTTCTATATCGCTTGATTAATTCAATATTTTCAATCTGACGCATATCTGGATTTAAACTTTTTGGAAGAACTTCACTTCCGCGTCCTTCGCCAATATCAGCACCATCTGAAATTGGTCTAAACTGTGCTGGCTCTGAGTCAAGTGGTTCTAGGGCGCCGAGAAGTCCAGCAAGACCTTCGCCTCTAGGCATTCTTGGTGCTGGGTTAGCAGCAGAGGCGGTAGTTTTTACCCCTCCACCTTGTTGAATTTGTTCTGCCATAGCAGTATTTTCTCCTTGAGGAAGTCCAGACATACGAAGTTGAGTAGCCTTTGCTACTTTCTCAGCCACAAATTTACCTGATTGACCATTGCCACCATTACCAGATACGCTCATAGGATTATTTTGTGATGCATCAGGTCGATATCCTCCGCTAACCATCACTTCTCCTCTGGTATATATGAATATTCTTCAGCGCTTAATAGCATTCCTTTGGCTAACCAAGGATTCATATTGTCGCTTACATCTGTCATTAAATATCGAGTGCCTTCAAAATCTGACCACTCGCTTACTAGAACCCATCCTGTACAGATTTGGCTCTCTGAATCTTCTAGTTCTTCGGCAAGAACTCTCATTGCTCTATTAATAGCATCATTAAACTTACTCATTTGTTTTGTACCTCTTGATAAAAGGGAGGTGATGAGTAAGCACTTACTTTAGATGCAATCTCCATAGCCTGCATAGGCTCTGCTCCTGCGTGAAGTGCGCCTAAAGCATAAGGCCCACCTGAGCCTATTGCATAAATATTATCTTCACTCTTCATAACCGATAAGTCTTCATCGATATCAAAGATTTCTCCGCCTACTGACATCAAGAACTGGAATCTCATTCCATCTTTCTTGTCATCATCAAATGTATAACCGTTGTCAGTTAAGCATTTGCGTAGCGAAGGCATAGCCTTTACTATCATATAGCGGTATGGGTCTTTTTTATCCTTCGCCGTAAACTGTGGCGGAACCCATATGTTCTGTGCTATATCGCAAGGAGTAACTTCTCCTGCTCCTGCAATAAGTACAGAGCCACGTTTAGCAATCTTCTTCATTACTTTGTGAGCGTATACCCGACCAGAGTCATCAATAACACGACTATCAGCAACTAATATGCTCTTGTCGTTATATTCAATTCCGATAATCGTTGTCATTGTCCCCTCCTAAATTATCTTCGGCGAATACTTCTTACACTTGCGTTGGCTTCACCAGCCCCAGAAATACTCGAAAGAAGACTTAAGATATCTGGTGCTTCTTCTGCAGGAGGTAATTCTACTGGTGCTTCACCAGGAAGAGCGCCTTCTACTGGAGCGCCTAAGGGAGCAGGGGACGGTTGCTCAACCATTTGTTCGGCAGCCCCAGCAGAAGGAACCTGCTCTGCAGGTGCGAATGTTTCTTCAATCGCATCCTCAAGGGCTACACCCTTTTGGCGAGCCCTAATTACTGCAGCAATCTTACGAACTACATCGCTAGCATCTCCGCCTTGTGTTGCCATAGCAGGAATTGCTTGAGTATATGCAGTTAGAGAACCAAGTAAAGCCTGACGCATATTCTCAACTTCAATCTTTTCAAGTTCTTGTGTGACGTTAACCGTAAATGGTAGTTCACGCATTGCTAGGTCTTTGGAGATAAGTCCTCCACCTAGAGCCTGTAGCATAAAGATAAGACCCTGTGCTGGGTTTAGACCCGCAAGCATTCCATAACGAACATCGGCTGAGTAATCGCCTTTAATGTCCTTAACAGGGTTATAGGTAATTTCATATGGTGAACCAGAATCAACACCACGAATAGTCTTAACGTCTGAGAATATGTTTTCGTCTACTTCAAAACAAATCTGAATAACATCACGAAGTGCACTAGCAAAGATTGCTTGAGCGGACTTAACTTGGGTATCAAAGGCACCCATAAGGGCCTGGACACCTTGTCCTGTGACAACAGATGCATCAATGTTACCTGTACGTCCTTCAGGGTAACGTGCACCTACACGCATTTCTTGATTAAGAAGCGTCTGTTCTGTGAATGCACCTTGCGGTAAGTTTAGTTCTACGCGACGAACGCCCGCTGGGTTGTTTGTGCGGATAACCGCATCACCACCAAGCATAAGTTCTTGAACGTCAGAAGGAAGAACGATAGGAGCCTGGACAGATTTCTCTGCAGCCTCCATAGCAAGAAGTGCAAAACGGTTGCGAAGCAACTGAATACCAATAATGTCATCAAACTGACCACGCATCTCACCATCAACAGATGGCTTACGAGCGCAGACAATCATCATTTTACCTAAAGGATTGTCAGCCTGGGATAGAATCAGGTTGCCCTTTGTTGGTAAATAAACTACTGACTGGTCTTTGTCATAGTAGCGAATCATTTCAACCTGTTGAGTTAAACTCTGCTCATAGCGTAATTTGCCAAGCAGTTGATACTCAAATTCAGGGAACAAGGAAACAAGTTCGCCCAATGTCATCGTATAACGTTTTGCAAAAGCAACGCAACGTCCGTAGCGGTCAAACTCAGGGTAAGCCCCTATTGGGTTTTCTAGGCGTATGCGAGGCAGTTTTGCTTCTTCATCCAATTCAATTACGAACGGGAGGAATCCATATGTGAGGTACCAGTCTGCACCTTGATACATTTGTACAGATAAATCTGAGTGAGCAAAATAATTAGAGGCAATGCGAGTGCGTGTATCAGCAAACTTGCGAGCACGGTCAGAAACCGAATTTGCCGCATTACAGTTAACTGCTGGTAGTGGTGCCATAACCTCTGAAAGGTCTCGCGCCACAATATCAACAAAATTTGCCACGACATTGGCATCTACCCCATCTGGAAAGAAGTCAGGATATACGCTAGCAATCTGACCTTTGCGAACAGCAAGGACGTCTAGATTACGAGCATCCCTGTCTGAGGCGCGATAGCGAAGAGATTCGACTCGCGCTGCTACCTGTTCGATTGAAAGTGTCATAGGTTCCTATCCGTATGTTTCTTGCCATTGCTCTGCAAAGGCTTCGTCAAGATTAATTGTTGTTCTGCGGTAAGTTTGAGCCTTAGTAGCCCAACGATTATGAACCCAGCGCTGCTGAGAAGTTCCTTGTTGCATCATCTCACGTATGCGGATGACAGCAAACCAAAGAGCCATAACACAGTCTGTAGGGTTCTTAGTATCAGGCTTCCAAGTAATTAATTGCTGTACTAGCGCCTTAAGACCTTCGCTACCTTCGTTGCTAGGTAGTTCTATTAAATTATTATCTTGGAATCTTCCATCTCTAAGACTGCCAAAAAGACCTGACAT